AATCGTACAGAAGCCATGTGGTTCTCCTTAGATGACTACTTCTACGTTAGCGGTGGTCCAGTCCTTGAATGCCTTTTCGTTAATCAAAGTACGTTCTTTAGCCAAGCAGTCGCGGACAAGAACTACTTGGAACTCGCGTGGCAAGCGTCTGTTGTAACGCATGATCGCGTCGAAGTTCAGCTGGTCTACGCGTGATGCCAGCGCACCGGCAATTGCGTACAGAGCTGATGGGTCGCTCGGAACGTGGCTGGTTGACGGGTTCTTGATGAGGTCTTCGATGTCAGGCAAATCCTTGTGGATTGCTTTGTGAGCCAAGTACTCGCCAGCCGGGCCGTCGCCGACAAGCGATGCAACGCCGTAGAACATGTCGTTCATATGCGGCAACTTGCGGCTGACCATCTCCCAGGTACGGGGCGACGGGAACGCGTAGTCGTTGGCGTCCAAGCTGTGAAGCAGACTCGGACGGTAACGAAGGAACGAGATGATGCTGTCGTCGATCTTGTTACGAAGCGCCCAGGCTACCCAGTCGTCGATGTTTGCCTCGAGCGTGTAGTGCGCGAAGCGGTTTTTAACAGGCGTTGGCATCTCGTGCACAGCAGCACGATCTTGCGAACGGTTGCCTGCGCCAACGATGATGGTGTTTTCTGGGAGGACGTAAGTGCCGATCTTGCGATCGAGTGTCAACTGCAGCAACGCGTTCTGCGTAGCTTTAGGTGCATTGGGCAACTCGTCGATGAGCAGCACGACAGTGCCCTGATAGTTGGTATCTGGGTAATCCTCAGGTACGCCGTAACGAGTTCGGTACGAGCCGTCGGCTTGCTCAACTACTTTGAGACCGCCGCGAACGTCGACGGGATCGAACAAGTTGGCACGAAGTTCGAAGACCTTGGCGTATAGGTCGTTGGAAAATTGATAAACAATCTGAGATTTACCGAGGCCTGGCGGGCCCCAGATCATGCTTGGCACGCGGGCCAAGGCGTTGGCTTTTAGTTCGGACTTGAGTTGTGATGGGCGAATAGTGCGCATTGTTTACTCCTTAAGTAATGCGATAGGTCTAACCTCTGACCAGTTACAGACAACGACTCTTGGCTTGCACTGGTCACCAAGAGCTGGGTTCAAGGGGGTTGAAGTCTGTAACCGGCCAGAGGCCAGATGTTAGTTAACGGTTTTTAGTTTTAATGACAGTGACCCAAGCTAGCTTTCGATATGGAAAGCGCTTGGTCTTGATCCACTTGAGTTCTTCTTGTGGCACGTTGCGTTTAGCCCACCACAGGAATATAGATATAAGGGCACCGGCCCAGAGGCCAGCCATCATACCGGCGAAAGTACCGGCAAAGATCCAGATAAAGAAGAACGTAAGTACTACGTCCAGGAAGATGTCGTACTTTGCGATACGTCGTAGGTTAAGTTTGAGTAGCAAGAAGATCATTGCTAAGGCTGCAAGTAAGCCGGATAAAAAGAACATTGTTAGTGCTCCGTTATTCGTCGTCAGTTTCTATTGGATCGATGCTGATGCTTAAGCAGTAGGGGCAAGCGTCGTATTCAATAGGCTCGAAATAAATGCCGTCGCCTATGTAATGCACGTCGCTGCCTTCAGATACGCAGGCTGTTTCTGATTCGTCGAAATTTATGCCACACGATTGGCATGCATATTGACTTGCCATAATCCTACCCAGTGTTGTTTGTGTTCGTCTGATGTGTATTCTGGAAATTTGTGTTTGTTGGTTTTTACGTATTCGTGTGCTTCGTATACTACGTTAGAGTTTTTTCTAGAGAAAAGAATAGTGTCTGTATGGAAAGAGTTACGCAGTTTGCTGGTAATTCGTGGTTTATCTACAGGTAAAAGCAAAAAGTCTTGTACGACTTCATAGTTTACGTATTCCACTCCGTTGAAGGCTGCTAGGAGTAGCACACTGTTATACATGTCGTAGTCGATTAATATTTTCCCTGGTGGTATTACGTTTGGTTTTTTCATGGTAGTTACCAGTAATCACGGCCGCTGCGTTTGCATGCCCAGTTGGGCGGCGGCACATGACGCCAGTCATAGTCTTTAATAGAGTTGATTCTTTTAATAAAAGCGCGGAGTGCTTTCAGCATAGTTAGAACTCAATGTCTTCGTCGTCGAACGCTGACACTGGAAAGTCACTAACATGCAGCATGGGAAGCTGGGCGGCACGCATGATATCTAGTACAAATGTGTTTACTTGTTCGATGTTGTCGAACGTGTGCATTGGGTAGTTGAACTTGAATAGTTTTCCCTGTTCGTCGTAAGTAACTACGCACAATGCTATGAACGGGTCTTCTTCATAAAGTGGAGACTGGGACTCAAATACGATGAATCGATATTCTTGTTTCATGTGATTAGTCCTCTTTGAAAATGGAGTTGTCTAGTACTGGATGGCTTAATGCTGTTTGTAGTCGGTTAACCAGAGACTGGAGTTCTTCTAGGTTGTCACCGCACATAAACGGATCGCTGTAGCTTGTGGGAGTACCGTCGTCTTCGTAGTACACCTCTTTAAAGTGGTAGGTTGTTTCTACTCCTCCGAGGTATTCGTTGTGCTGTACTATTATTCTGTGGTTCCAATGCATACAGTTTTACCTTTTGTGATCTATGCATCCAAAGTCTTCACGGGTGTAAAGACATGCGCTGTAGTCGCTTGCGTCCTGGACGAACGCTCGTTTGTGCGCAAACTTCGGGTTGATTTCTCGAGTGAACGGCTCTTCTTCTAGCCATTCGCTAGCGTCCCACCACATCATCACCATGTTGCAGTTGCCCATGCGAGATGTGAACGTGGCTTGGTCGGTGACTTTATGTTTCCATCGACGCCAGTGTTTGCAGGTGCTGCAGGTGTTCATGATTAGTTAGCTTTGGGCGGGGTGAGTTCAGTCGTGCGTCGGGCGCATGACTTAATGAACTCAGACATGCTGTCGATCTGCAGGTCAATTTCTTCTAGCGGGATCTTTTTTTCTGTAGATACGTGAAGCGCACCGAATACAAAGCCGAGAGTTCCGGCTACGGTGCTAATGAAGTCAAACAAGTTGTCGCTGTCGATGCCCTGCGCAACGAGGTCATCGAGCGCGGTCTTCATGATTTGTTTTGTATTGAGAGATGTCATTGTGTGGTTGTCCTTTTGCGTTGGGAATAAAAAAGCCCGCTTGACCTGCTGGCCAAACGGGCTGTGGTAATAGGTGGAAGTCAGGGCTGGATAGAGGGTTAGCCTTCTCCAAGCGTCCGGTGGAGGCCATACATTACTGCTGGCCAGGCCCTAAACTTCCGGTTCGATAATTATGGCACGCTATCAATCTGGCGGCCAGAGGTTGATCCCTCCCCGCCGAGGTATCAACGACGGGGAGGGACCGTGGTCGTTTTGGTCAAGGGTGACGACCAACCTTCTCTAGGGTTTGGTTACGCGGCGCGCAGCTGCTTCATAAAGTCAGCAACTTCGTTAGCCTCGGATTCCTGCTGGAGACGGGCGACGATGTCGTCCATAACCGGCATGGCCTGCGAGAACGAGTTACACACCGTCTCGACATACCAGTTGCCGTCCTCGTCCTTGGCGCGCTGCTCGAAATGATAGAGCGGAGCGATGTCGGTGAGGTACGCCATCTTGGCGGCGAGCAAAGTGTGCAGGCGGGTGAGCGCCATAAAGTCGCTATCCACCAGCTCGGGGATACGCTCGTTAGCAGCGTAGACTCCGACATAGTCACCGACGTCTTGTGAGAAGTCGATGCCGTTGCCGAATTCCTGCTTGTCGTTCGCTACATACAAGCGGCGAGCGGCCCAGCAGACACCGTTCATGACGGACTGAATGAAGCTGAGCAGACGCTCCGGCTTGAACGGCGGTCCCTCAACCGGGACTCCCTGCTCAAGCTCGGCGGTTACTGCAGCCTGACGAGCGCGCTGCAAACGGAAGAATGCAAGAGCAATACGCTCGAGCGGATCGTCCGCTTGCTGAGACTCCACGTATTTGGCGATGGAGCCAAGGGTCGTGTTCTTCTCTGACATGTAGCCGATAACGTTGGGGATGAAAGTCTGATCTTTAACGGTCATTGTAGTTACCTATGGTTGTTAAGTTGTAGTCGGAAAGCAGCTTTGCCAACTGGCTGGCATTGTCTGCATCGTCAAACGCTGTATCGATATCAACGTCTGATGATTCGTGGTTAGCCAACTGGTTCTCGTGATCAACGAGCCAATCCCAGTGGACAGTGTTTAGATTTAGAACCGTATACGGATTTGAAGCCATGGTTAAGTATCCTTTGGTTACTTGGAGACATCGTCTAAGTCATCTTCAATGTCTAATAACAGGATAGTCATTAGTGCGAGCATTACTTCATCTGGGTGCTCCTTAGCATATTGGATTGCTTGTTGTAGTTTGTGAGTGATCCGTTGTGCGTGGTTAGTTGTTAGTGGTAATTGCAACTGTTTCATATTGGTACCTGTTAATTGGATCACTGGTTGCACCGACCGCGAGCGCGGAACGCGCGAGCGTTCAGAACTCCTCGGTTGGAGTCTCAAGTTCGCGCAGCTTTTCTTCGGCCATCATGCGCATGTGCGCCATGGAGTAGATGGCATAGGCTGCTTCGTTGGTTAGACGGAGGGTTTCGTACATGGATTTAGAGTCCTGGTCGGGGACAGACTGGAGAGAGCTTAGGGCTTGTTTTAGCCCTTCAACGGCTACTACGTAGCATTGTTCGTCGTTCATATGGATGGGTGTCCTGCTCCCCAACGGTGCCAAGAGGCTACGTCAGCAGCCTCAGATTCTGTCTGGTAGTAGTCCGAAATACGGTCGTACGGCTCGTACCACCAGCGGTTAGTTACTTCGTCGAAGTTAAACCCGGCACGTCCGACATACCAGCCTGCGCCTGAACGCAGTGGGATAGGTGGGCTGACGGCAAGCGTGCCGTGGGGGAACGTGTTAGCAAAATCCTTAGTTACTAACATGAAGAACTGGTCAAGGTTAGCGACTGGGGCATCGTCGCAGTAGATGACCATTGGGTCGAAGAGATCGATTTGCTGTGGCTCGGACATGGTTGATACCTCTGGTTGTTACATAAATGAATCAATAGAACATCTGACCGCGAATCGGGAACCGATGAGCGTTGTCCTGTATAAGTGAACAGTGGTTAGTGGTCAGTTCTAACCGTTAGTTTGAGTTATCCACAGAGTGTGTGCAGGTAACGGTCTAAATGTGTGCAGCAAACAGGGCAATGTGTGCAGCAAACGAGGGGGTGTGTGCAGGCATTTTTCCTTATAAATCAATGTGTGTTCAGTGTGTGCAGGCATTTTTTCAGTTCGCAAGAAAAACAACATGTTGTATTTTTCAAATTGCACCCTGTTTTAAAAACAGTCAAAACCCTGCACACACTGCACACATTTCGTGTACGCAGGGTATTAAACGCTTGTGAATCAGGCACTTGCATGCGTTTGTTTGCAACAAACTTGCCTGCACACATGCCTGCACACAAACCGTAATCGCTGCACACACTGCACACATGCCTGTGTGAGCCGACCATGGACCACGAACCACGGGCAACTGGCCATGAGCACATGACCGTTGTCCACTGGCACATGACATGTGTTGCGTGCAAACAACAACTGACCACGGTACGTTGACCGTGGTCAGTGGCTAGTTGTTAGTCGTTGGAGAGCAGTGATACGAGGGTGCCGATAATGGCTAAGCCGGTAGCGATGATGAGTGAGTGGCTAACCGGGGGCTCAGTGAAGAACGAGCCGAGGAAGGTGATGTTTGCGAGGATGCTGAAGGCCAGTGATGTCTTGCCGCTGGTGAGGGTCATTGGATAGTTCCTTGTGGTTAGAGATGGGAGGTTGGAAGTCCCTCCCGATTGGATTAGCTGAAGAGGTTGAGTACGCCGAGGACGAATAGAGCTGCCATGTCAGGCTTCTCTTTAGCGTAGGTGATGACAGACTTGGATGCTTCTTTTGCTTTCTCAGCAGCGAGATACATCTGGTCCGGTTGTTCGTTGATGTTGTTGGTTGTATTGGCTTGGTTGTCCATGAGTAATTACTCCTAGTTAATTGACAGATACATAAGATCTACTGACCGCGAGACACGAAGTGTCGAGCGTTGACGCTGGGGGGTTACTGGGCGACAAGGTTCCACGATTCTGGTTAAAAACAAGGTTCCAATGGCTAAATTCCGGGAAAGGGGTTGGTGCTGGAGGCGAGGGGGGAGACTATGAGTGAGCAAAATAGATAGAAAAACGCATACCCCCTTCTATAAAAATTTTTTCTGCAAAATTTTTCTATAGGAATTTTTTGCGGAATCAAGGGTATACTCCGGCAACTTCATCCGGCGCAGGAGATCGGCAGTCGGTCTTCCGGTGTGGTTGTACTAGTGCCAGACACTAAGACATGCGCTCGCTGCCAGACGGACCTGCCCATAGCGAGCTTCGAGATGATGAAAGGCGGCTTCAGGACAATATGCCGCCCCTGTAACCAGTCAGTCCGCCGTCAATCACGGTCCACGGGCTACGAACCGTACTTAACGAATCTCGTATCTACGAGCAAAAGTAAGAGCCGTAGCCGTGGGTTCACGGACTACGAGGTTACGGCCGAGTACCTCATTGATCTCTGGCAACGGCAAGGTGGCCGTTGTGCGATATCAGGGGTAGTTCTTACCCATCACAATGATGGGTCAGGTGCTAAGGACTTCAACGCCAGCATCGATCGGATCGACAGCCAGCAAGGGTATATACCTGGGAACGTGCAGCTGGTTGCTCTACGGGTTAATCTCTTAAAACAGAGCTTAAGTACAGATATGCTGTACTGGTGGGTGAAGACTATTTACCAGTACTCTTGTGATTAGACAGGAGCAGGGCTAATATAAATGCTGCCGAAAGTCCAGGTGTTCGCGATAGAGGGCTTCGAAGACGCCATTATCGGTACAGCGTATCGGGGTGGCCACGAAGTCTTGGTCTATGACGGGTGGATGTTTGAGGCAATCGCTGCCTCGCTTGACCCCAACTCGACCAGTATCCACGAATATCTGACCAAGATCCGCTTGCACGAGCTAGGGGATCGGGCACCTGTTCTTGTTTATCTGGACGAAGAAGTTGTTGGAGAGCTCGCCGATTCAATCAGAGACCCAAACGCCCCTGTCCACTGACATAGCTCAGACTGATGAGTTGATGTCCCACACTGAGTTCCAGGCCATGACCCCATACATGGGGCTGACGCTTGGAGCTCTGACTGTGCAGCAGGAGCGGCTGGTTCTATACATGGCGCGCGGCATGACGATTGCCGCTGCTGGCCGTGCAGCTGGATACGCAAGTTATCAGACGGCGTTGGACGCGGCTAAGCGCCCGGCAGTGGTTCAGGCTCTGAACTTCTTTCGGGAGCAGATGCGGGAAGAGGTGAAGTTCACGCGGACGCACGCGCACCAGATGTACCTGGACGCGTACAACGCTGCAGTGAATGCGACCGAGATGAAGAACACGGTTGACTCGTTGGTGAAGCTGCACGGGCTAACGGCCCCAGACACCGCCATGCAGGTCAACATAAATTTGAACCCCGCTCAGATAGAGCGGATGACTGATGAAGAGTTGTTGAAGCTGGCTGGTAAGGATGTCGGTTACTTGGAGCCTGACGCGCCTTGACAGACGAGATCCCAACTATTGAGTGCTTGAAGTGCAAGAAGCTCCATCCGGAGACCTTGTACTCAGGTAAACATAAAGGGGTATGCGTCTATTGTCTTGCGGACGCGGAGGACGCACTGCTTAACCCAGTGCAGGTGAAACCCGACAACGAACCACTGTCCGAGGCAGCTAAGAAAGAGTTCGATGTAAAGGAACAGGCGCGGAAAGAATTAGCTGAACGAATACTGTCGCGTAAGCGGCTTCTACCGTTCGTGGAAAAGTTCAATCCAGACTACAACGCGGGTTGGGTACACAAAGATGTCTGCAAACGACTTGAACAATTTTCTCGCGACGTGGTGGACCAAAAGTCTCCACGGCTTATGCTCTTTATGCCACCGCGTCACGGGAAGTCGACGCTTGCTTCTATTTCGTTCCCGGCTTGGCATCTGGGTCGTAACCCTTCGCATGAGTTTATTAGCTGCTCGTATTCGGGCTCGCTTGCGATGGGTTTTAGCCGTAAGGTACGTCAGGTGCTTCGTGAACCGTCCTATAAAGCGATTTTTCAAACGCGGTTGGATCCGGATAGTCAAAGCGCTGAAGCATGGCTAACGACAGATGGCGGTGGCTACGTAGCCGCTGGTGTCGGTGGCGGTATTACGGGAAAAGGTGCTCACGTTCTCGTTATCGACGACCCGGTGAAGAACCGGGAAGATGCCGAGAGCCAGAACAATCGGGATGCTAACTGGGACTGGTATACGTCAACGGCGTACACCCGTCTTGCTCCCGGCGGTGGCGTGTTGGTCATTCTAACGAGGTGGCATGATGATGACTTGGCTGGTCGACTTCTTAAAGCGGGTTCTCAAGGTGGAGACGAGTGGGAAGTTGTCAGATATCCCGCCATCGCCGAAGAAGACGAAGAGTTCCGTAAGGCTGGTGAAGCCCTCCACCCCGAAAGGTACGACGTCCAAGCGCTCAGGCGCATCGAAAAAGCCGTAGGCCCGCGTGACTGGTCGGCGCTCTTTCAGCAAAACCCTGTTGCTGACGACGGCCAGTACTTCACCCGCAGCATGATCAACTACTACGACTTCGACGAGATTGACCAGGACTCCATGCGGTATTACTGCGCGTGGGACTTGGCGATCGGTAAGAACGATCGTAACGACTACAGCGTCGGGATAGTAGTTGGCATCAACGAGTATGACGACATGTTCGTCATGGACTGCGTGCGCGGTCGGTTCGACGGCTTCGAACTCGTCGAACGAATACTTGATCTGTACATCCAGTGGAAGCCATCGATTGTAGGCATCGAAAAGAGCCACATCGAAATGGCGCTAGGCCCGTTCCTAGAAAAGCGCGTGCGTGAGCGCGGCTTGTTCGAGGCGTACTTCAAAGATCTTAAGACTGGGCGACGCGATAAAGAAGCGCGTGCTCGAGCCATCCAAGGACGCATGCAGCAGGGAAAAGTGTATTTCCCTCGCGACGCATCGTTCACTGGTCCGTTGATTGCGGAACTTCTTAGGTTCCCGAACGGTATGCATGACGACCAGGTAGACGCCTTGGCGTGGATTGGTCTCATGATGTCTGAGTTCTCTACATATCAAGCTCCAGTAGTCCATACACAGTCTTGGCGGGACAAACTTCTATCTCTTACTCGCGGACCCCGCCAAAAATCCGCGATGAGTGCGTAAACCATGGCTAAGATCAAAACCCCTTCGATCGAAGAACAGCAGCTTGCCCAGCAGCAGTGGAACCGGTACGTCCGGGCCAGAGACAACGGGCACCTGCAGTACGTCGAGATGGCTAAGAAATGCGACGCGTTCTATCGCGGCGATCAGTGGGACGAGACTGATCTGGCTAAGCTGGAGGCGGAAGGCCGCCCGGCACTGACCATTAACACCGTACTCCCGACAGTGAACACTGTCCTCGGAGAACAGTCCACACGCCGTGCCGACGTGCAGTTCAAACCGCGCCGTGGCGGTGATCAGGACGTAGCGAGCGTGCTGACTAAGTTGTACATGCAGATCGCTGACAACAACAAGCTCGACTGGGTTGAGCAGACGGTGTTCAGCGACGGTCTCATCATGGATGGCCGTGGTTACTTTGACGTTCGTATGGACTTCAGTGATCACGTCGAAGGTGAGATCCGCATCACGGCCAAAGATCCTATTGACATCCTGATTGACCCGGATGCGAAGGAGTACGACCCGAAGACCTGGAACGAGGTGTTCGAGACCAAGTGGATGACGCTCGATGAGATCGAGGAACTCTACGGTAAGGACAAGGCTGAGGCGCTTCGCTTCGTAGCCGAGAATGGCAACAGTTTTGGTCGGGACTCCATCGAATACGAAGAGACCCGCTATGGTAAGACGGATACGTCGCAGGATTACTTGGGTGCCGCTATCCCAGGAAACGAAGATTATCGCAATGTCCGCGCACTGCGCGTGATCTCGCGTCAGTATCGTAAGATGGGCCGCGCGGATTTCTTCGTTGACCCGAATACCGGCGACCAGCGCGAAGTGCCTGAGAACTGGAACGACCAAAAGACTAAGAAGTTTGCCAAGCAGTACGGCTTGAGCATTATCTCTAAGGTGGTTCGACGTGTGCGTTGGACCGTCACCTGCGACAAGATCGTGCTGCATGACGACTGGTCACCGTACGATGACTTCACCATCGTGCCGTACTTCGCGTACTTCCGTCGCGGTCGTCCATTTGGAATGGTGCGTAACTTGCTCTCGCCGCAGGAGCAGCTCAACAAAATTGCTAGCCAAGAGCTGCACATCGTAAACACCACTGCCAACAGCGGCTGGATGGTCGAGAGCGGATCGCTTGTCGGTATGACCGCCGATGATCTTGAAGAGCACGGTGCAGAGACCGGCTTGGTGCTGGAGTACAACCGTGGCTCGCAGCCGCCGGTCAAAATTCAGCCGAACCAGATCCCGACTGGACTTGATCGTATTAGCCAGAAGGCGGCGATCAACATTAAGACCATTAGCGGCGTGAACGACTCGATGCTCGGGTCTGACGGCGCTGAGGTCTCGGGTATCGCGATCCAGGCTAAGCAGAATCGCGGCGTCATCATGATCCAGGTACCGCTGGATAACCTGCGTAAGACCCGGCACTATCTCGCAGAGAAGGTGCTAAACCTGGTTCAGAAGTTCTATACTGAACAGCGAGTGATTCAGATTACCAACGAAGACGATCCGCTCAAGCCCCGCGAGCCGCTCGTGTTGAATGAGATGACTCCGGAAGGCCGCGTGATCAATGACCTCACTCTTGGTGAGTACGACGTCGTTATTGGTACCGCTCCGGCCCGCGATTCGTTCGACGAGATGCAGTTCGCTGAAGCTCTCAACCTGCGCCAGGTCGGTGTTGCTATCCCGGATGACGCCATCATTGAGTACAGCCACCTTGCCCGTAAGGGTGAGCTTGCCAAGCGCATTCGCATGATGACGGGCGTCGAGCAGACACCGGAACAGCAGGAAGCCGCAGCAGCCCAGAACGAGATTGCCATGCAGCAGGTTCAGCTCACGCTGGCGAAGATGCAGGCGGAAGTTCAGAAGCTGCAGTCCGAGGCAGCGATCAACATCGCCAAGGTCCAGGATGTGGCGGATGTCCAACCGCAACTCAAGATGGCCGATCTGCAGGCGCAGATCGCTATGAAGGAGCAGGAGTTGCAGCTGCGGCGTGAGTTGGCCAACCTGACCAACCAGACTCGTCGTTCGCAGCAAGAAACTGCCGCCGCGACCCGCATCGCTGCCACCGTAATGCAGACTGCTGCAAAGACGCAGACCCAAGCCGCATCGCGACCCGCCCCATTGATGCGGCCGATTACCCCGCAATAGGAGATTGATCATGTCCGAGGATAAGAAGGAAGTTACTCTCGACCGTATGCCTGGTTCAGACCCGATTGAGGACGCTCAAAGCCCCTCGATTGATCTGAACTTTGGCCTTGGCGAAGAGCCTAAGGCCGCTGCACCGGTAGAAGAGCCAGAAGTTGCTGAGGAACCGGTTGCTGAGGCCCCTAAAGTTGAGCCGAAAGCGGAAGCACCCGTCGAAGCGCCTAGCATTCCTGAACCCGAGGTAGAAGTTGCTGCCGAACCGGAGGCAAAAATTGCCCCCGAACCGGAGCAAAAGAAGCCGATGGTGCCGAAGTCACGCCTCGATGAGGTGTTGGCTAAGCAAAAGGCGCTTCAAAAGCAGCTTGATGACCTCATGGCTGCAAAAAATGTAGCCGAAAACGCCCCAAGTACTTACGAGTTCGCTGCAAAAGAGGTCGAGTACCAGAATTTGGTGCTGGACGGGCAGCATGATAAGGCTGCAGCCCTCCGTCAGGAGATCCGTCAGGCGGAACGTGCCCAGCTTGAGTACGAACTGACCCAGAAAATGGAGCAGAAGGTCACTCAGAGCCAGCAGATGTCGGCTTTGCAGCAGGCAGCGGCCGAATTGGAGACAAATTTCCCGGTTTTTGACCGCGCTAGCTCCGACTTCAACGAGAAGTACACCCAGGAAGTCATTGATCTTCGCGACGCGTTTATCGTGAAGGGTGACAACCCGGTAGCAGCGCTGTCAAAAGCGGCTAAATTCGTCATTCGTGAGTATGGGTTGGACCCCGGCGCACCGGTCGAGCCGTCTCTTGGCTCTACGCCGACTGCTGCTAAGTCAAGCGTTGACGAAGTAGCTAAAAAGCGTGCTGAAGTGGCCCGTAAGATGAAGGCTGCTGAGGCTCAGCCTCCTGATATGCCGGGCGAAAGTTCTGCTGCACGCGGCGAAAAGGCGTTTGATGTCATGGCTTTGAGCGAAGACGAGTTTAACGCCCTCCCAGCGGCTACTTTGAAGCGCTTACGTGGAGACGTTGTCTAATGGCTAACCGTGATTCAAGGCTCGCCAGAGCTGGTGTATCTGGCTACAACAAACCGAAGCGTACTCCTAGTCATCCGACCAAAAGTCACGTAGTTGTGGCGAAGTCTGGAGACCAAGTGAAGACTATTCGCTTCGGTCAGCAGGGCGTTAGCGGTTCCCCTAAGAAGCAGGGGGAGTCAGCCGCTTACCGTAAGCGCCGCGAGTCGTTCAAAGCTCGTCATGCGTCAAATATCTCTAAGGGCAAGATGTCGGCTGCTTATTGGGCTGACAAGGTCAAATGGTAAAGGAGTCTCGTATGAAGAATATGCATCGAATGCCGGACGGCACCATGATGAAAGGTGCTAAACACAAAGGCCCAATGAAGAAGGGAGCTGCTAAGAAGAAGGCCCCTGCTAAGAAGACCAAAGGATATGGCTACTAAGAAAAGTAGCGTTAACTCCGCCGGTAATTACACCAAGCCGACGATGCGCAAACGACTGTTTGAGAGCATCAAGGCTGGCGGTAAAGGTGGTAAACCAGGACAGTGGAGCGCCAGGAAGGCGCAGATGCTGGCCGTTCAATACAAGAAAGCAG